AGTTAAAACAAAAAGGTTATAATACAAATAAATTATATAATGAATTAAAAATAGTTAGTGATGATTTTAAAAATATTGAAAATGAATTAAATAATTCTATAAATAATAATATTGTTAAATATGGTGGAAATTATATAAAAAATAATATAGATAATTTAAATTTTGAAAAATACAAAAATAAAAAATTAGAAATTATACACTATTTAGAAAAATTATTTAATTTGTTATAAATTTATAATAATTATTTATTTTCTATAAATATTTTTTTATAATAATTAATTATAAAGATAATAATGTCTGGTGGAAGTGATAATCAATTAAGTTTTATATTTCCTAATAATGTTTATAATTATTTGAATACTGGAAGTGGAGAAATTTCTCAAGCTGATTGTGATTTGTTAGTTAAAAATATTAATAAATTTGATCCTTGTGGTAAAGATACTTTAAAAACTCTTTTAAAAAGACTTTTGTCACAAGATGGTTCAAGTATTCCTAATGTTGAAATTGATAAAATTGATTGTATTAGTGATAAATTAAAACAAAAAATTAAAGATGCTAATATTAAAACTAATGATGAACTTACAAGATTTTGTGCTACTATATTTAATGAAGAATATAATATGTTAGATTTGAATCATCCTATTTTTAAAGTTATTCAAAATGATTTAAGTTTAAAAAGTGCTAAATTATTATTAGATAATTTTAATTTTCTTAATGAATTTGGGGCTTCTGTATCTATTGAAAAAATTAAATTTGAAGCATTACCTGATTCATCAACTGAATACGGCGATGACGCTCTTTCAGGTGTATCAGGATTATTTGAAGGTGGAGCTCACTATTTAAATAAAAGAATTAGACTTAATCTTCTAAAGAATTCTTTAGGCGTTCCTATTCTTTTCACTGCTCTTCCTCATACTGAATATCTTAATAATATATGGAGAAATAAATTGGGTGTATATAGAGCTATAACACCTTCTTCTGCTTTTTCCTCTTCTTCTTCTTCCTCCTCATCAACACCAAGAAATTCTGCTGATTGCTCTCCTGATTTTAACTCAGGATTAGATAAAAGACATATCAAGGCTTGGACCCCCAGAAAACCCGGTTCTTCTGCAAGCACAATGAATGCTATGTCACATTTAAGAAGTATGGCTTCTCAACCAAGAATTACTCAAGTTGAACTTGGTTCTCTTGGTCCTCTTTTAGCCAGAGGTTTTATGGGTGGAAGTATGGATGGTGGTGCTCAATTAGATGTTGATTTTAAAGATTGTGAATCTGGAACAGAAGGAAAAAATTTAAGTGTTAGACAATCAACTCAATATGCTACTCTATTTAAGAGTGTAGTTCAAAGACTTGGTCATCATAATGAAGTTTCTGATACTGTTGTTACTGAATTAAAAAATGATTTGGAAGAATATAGAAGAAAAGAATGTAAATTATTCCAAGATGCTTTCAGATTAGCAAATGCTTTGAAAAGTCAAAATAATGGTTCTTTACCTGATAAACAACCAATTACTGATTTAAATGCCTTTAAAGAAGCTTCTGATGAAGTTGCTAAGAGTGAAACTCATCTCCTTGGATGTTTAACTAAAATTCTTACTGAGACTTGTAAAAAGCCTTAAATAAAATTTTTTTGATATTTATTAAATAATAATAATTTTAATTATTTAATAATTTGAATAAAAAACGGTTGCTCCAACGCCGTGGATAATTTTAAGTATATTTGTGGTGACAAAATATGATTTGAAAATATAATTATTGTTGTTAAGGTCGGTGACCTTATATTTATTGAGGAAACTGATATTTGAGAATGTGGATAAATTGCAGGTTCCGGATTGTTGAATATTAAAAGGGTATAGAGAGAAACTATAAACACCCATACCATTTGGATAATAACATTTAGGAAATTTAAGGAATGGTATAATTAGGTTATAAAAGTCCATATTTCGTTCTCCAGTGATAGTTTGGGAGTTTAAAAGTAATGAATTTTGTTTAATTAAAGGTAATCCAATAGTTTTTTGTGTGTTCCTGTCTCTAATAAAAGTATTGGTATAATTAAAGTGGTCATTAACATTTTGATTACTCATATAGGATAATTGAGCCATAAAAATATAGTAGGAACAAGGGTTAATTAATTCTAAATTAATTTTATCTGTTAAATTATTAGTTATTTTTTCACCTGTATAATAAACTTGTTCTATAATATATTCGTGTTTATTATTAAAAAAATTAACTCTTTCTTGTTTATCTAAAAATATGTAATCAATTAGTAGGTATGTTCTGCCTAATCTAAGTGTATTTTGGAATGGTTTATAAATATAAGTTTTTTCTAAATTATTGGATGTTAAAGTTTCATTACTGATGGGTATAAAAATGCTTTTACTCCATAATCCATAAATAAAATAGTTGGTTGGTTTATTAAGATTAAAAAAATCATTTAAAACATCGGTGGTATTAAATTTGTCATAATAGGATAAATCGGTAGTTGTAAATGATTGATTAGAAATTTTTCTGTAATATAGATTTGAATTAGTTACAAAAAAATTTGGATTATTTTCGGTATTAATTGAGTCTAAAGTATCAAAAGTAGCCCAAGTAATACCTTGATTAGAGAATTGAACTAATGGTTCATTAAATATAGGTGAGCCATAAAATTGTTGTATTTGAATATAATTAGTGGGTGAAACATTAAGGCATTGTTCGATGGAATTAAATTGGACGTTAAATATAACATCATCATAATCAAGTGAGATAAGTGGTAAAGCTTGTGAAGCTGAATTACAGAACCAAAAATTCAATGGAATATATAAAACATATTTTTCTCTAATTGTATTTGAGGGTTGAAATTTATATAATTGTGGAACATTACCTATATATTGATTAAGTGGTGAATTATAGTTATTAAAATTAAATTCGTCTAATGCTTGTAGGTATTCTCCCCAAGTTTTTTGTATGATGCTATTACCAATAACAATTTCAATTGATTTAACTAAAACATAACCAATATTTCTTGCCCAAGCTGTTTTTAATTTGTTATTTGGTTCTCCATTAAAATTTAATAAAACTGGAATTTCAGGTAATTCAATAACAAGCCAAGATTTATGCATTAAATCAGCATATTTTGGTATTGAAGCGGAATAAACATTATTAAAATTAGGAACATTAAGAAAATCGGTTAAAATAGTTTCAATTGAAAAATTAGTATAACGCCTGTATATTATTTTAAAATATGAAATCTGTGGTTGAAAACTTAAAAACATATTTTCTTCTCCATAAGATACTAAAACAATAGAACCACCTGACATTTTATAATAATTAAATGATAATTTTTTTAATTATAATTTAAAATAAAAAAATATTATTTTTTAAATATTAAAATAAATAAAATTAATATTAATAATAGTAATATTAAAACAAATAATACTATTATCATATAATAATAAGGATAAATACAATTATAAATAGGTGAAAATAATAAAGTATTTAAATCTTCTTTTGAAATTTCATTTTGAAGTTTTTCTAAAATTTTTTTAGTTAATGACATTAAATATTATCTATAATTTATTTTTTTGTTTTTTTCTTAGTTTCTTTAGATTTTTTAGTTTCTTTCTTTTTGGTTTCTTTTTTTGTAGTTTTTTTCTTTTTGGTTTCTTTTTTTTTAGGTTTTAAATCAGAAACTTCTAAACTATCCAAACTTTCAGATTCCATAACTGTTTTTTCTGATTTTCTTTCATTTTGTTTTTTTAAATATTTTTCTTCAAGAATTTCATCTAATGAAATTAAATCATCAAATGAGGAGATTGAATTCAATTTTACTTTAATTTCTTCATCATCCATTTTATTAAGAATAATCATTTTTTCTCTTGAGTTAAGAGATGGATTTTTATCATTAACTATTTTATAAAGAAAACGTTTGATGACACGCATATTTTGTTCTCCATCTTGAATTGTTTTATCATTAATAACAATTTCATTCATTTCAAGCATAGAATGTAATTTATTTTCAAATTTCTTATGTTCTAAGTCACTTCTGCTTTCCATAAGTTCAGCTAAGTCTCCACCAATAGTATTATCACTATCAGATAAAATACTATCATTTTCACTTACTGTATTTAAATTTAAAGCTCGGTTTCCTCTAACATAATTTTTAGATGAATAATTTTTACCACCAGATTGAATATTATTAATTAATTCACTTAATGAATTAAATTCATTATCACCACCATTTTGATTAAATAAATTATCCATTTTATCAAAAATAGAAGGAGTAATTGTATTATGTTCATCAATTGTATTTTTAATAAAAATAGATTGCAATGTTTGAGGAACATCATTATCATTATTCATTTCTTGTTTTACAGGTTTAGTTTCATCAGGTTTAGTTTCATCAGGTATTTGTTCTGTTTCAATAGCATCACCATTATTTGTTTTAATAGATTTATCAGCATCATAATCATATTCCAAAAGATAGGCAATTCCATCTTCACCACCTTCAACAGCCAAAAATAAAGCTGTTTTACCTTCATTATTTTGAATATTAATTCCATTTTTAATTTCATCTTTATAATCGTATTTAGTTAAAAGTTCTTTTAATAATTTTTTACATTTATCATCTTTTAAAGAGCATCTAACAAAATTATGTAAGAGGGTATTACCATTGTGGTCTTTTTGAGAAAAATTCGATTTAATATGTAAAATTTCACTGGAATGGTTATTAAATTCTTCTAACATATTGGATTGTTGATTATCATTTCCTTCAAAAACGGTATTTAAGGATAATGTAGTTATACTCATATAATATTATAATCTATATATTTTTTTTTCTATAAAATTTTATAAACATAATATATAAATCAAATGAATAATAGCGGTTTAGTGGTTTTATTAATAATTATTATAGTTTTATTTTATTTTTCGGGATATACTGTAGATAATTTTGAAGTAAGTGAAAATAAAAGTGATAATGAAATGAATCCAGTAGATGTTATGCATCTTACAACTCCTGAAAATACTCTTGAAGAAGATTTAGCTGGTGTTATTAATGATCAAACAAGTGTTGAAAATAATACTTTTGCTAACCCTTTATTGAATAATATTAATAGAGATAGAGATGATATTGCTGGTGTGGATCAATCCGCTCTTCAATCATTAATTAGAGAAGTGAATACTGGAAATGATATTCCGGATAATTCAGCAAGAGCTGATTTATTTAGAAGTAAAACAGATGGTATTGATCATGCAAAAAATTATAGAAATGTGAGTTATGCTGATTCCAATTATAGAATGGATTTTAATGGTGATGGAATGAGTCAGCCATCACAAGATAAGTTGGATGGTATGTTCGATCAAGCGTTGGTTTTCCAAAACAGTGAATTCAGTGAAAATTCAAACTTTGGACCTAATCCTGGTTCATCTGGAGACTTTGGTCCTGCAAATTTAGGTGATTTTAGTCATAAATCAAAATCACAACAAGAAAAACTAATGAATATGTTTAATTCAAATAATTATTTGCCAAATAGTAATAAAACAGATTCTTCATTAGAAAAAGGTTTCCAAATTCTTGAAAATCCAGTTTCAGTTGATAATCCTAATTTAATTCCAGTTCAAAGATCAATTCCAGTTTCATCAACTATGGGAAATTCAAGAAATTCTTCAAGAGATATTAGAGGAGATATTCCTAATCCTAAGAGTGTTGTTTCCCCTTGGCAAAATTCATCTATTAATCCTGATATTTATTCATCAAATCGTGGATGTCTATAAATTTTTTTAATTAAAAAAAAAATATAATTTATTATTTTTTACATTTATCTTTATGATTATTTAATGTTTTTTCAAATTTATATTTTTTTCCACATTTATTACATTTGTAATTTATTTTTTTATTTACTTTTTCAAATTTAACACTTTTTTTTTCATTATTATTATTGCTGTTTTCACTAATAGTAAATTTATTTTCTTCTTTATTATTTGTATGAATACTATCTGTATCATTATAATTATTTTCATTTGTATTAATACTAATAGTATCATTATAATCATTGTCTGATAATTTTTTTGATGAATCAGTATCATCATAAATTTTATTGTTAATATTTATATCATTATTACTATTTCTACTATTATTACCATTACTATTATTATCACCATCACTATCACTATCACTATTAACATTACTATCACTATTATTATTAACATTACTATCACCACTACAATCACTATTATTATCACCATTACTATCACTATTATTATCACCATTACTATCACTATTAACATTACTGTCACTTTTATTATTAACATTACTATCACCATTACTATCACCATTACTATTACTATCACCATCACTATTACTATTACTATTACTATCATAATCACTATTGTAACCACTGTCACAATCACTATTGGAAAGATTTTCATAGTCAATAACGCTTAATTCATTATTATTTATATTAATTAGTGATATTTTTTGATTTATATATGAACATTTATATTTTGAACTGATATATATTTGAATTTTAGTTTTTAAATAAATAATTGTCATATCCTTAATTAAATTATTTTGATTATCATCAAATACTTTAATATAGAACGTATTATTATCATTGTTTAACAAAGGAAAATATTTAAAAGTATTATTAAAAAAAGTTTTAATATCATTGTTTGAATTAATAATATTTTCAACAATGGAAGATAATTTATTATCTAAATTATTTAATTTATAAATTAGTTCTTCATCAAATAATGAAAAATAAATAATGTTATTTTTAATTTTCATTATTTCAAGGTCATTATAATTAATATAATCATCAATTTCTAATAAATAAATTGTATCATCGCTATTTTTAAAATTATTAATTGATAAAATTGAATTTTTTATTTCTGTATCATTTAAACTTAATAAACACATAAAAAAAAATAATATTTAATATTTAAATATTTTTAAAATTAAAAAAAATTATAAAATTTTAATATTTTTAATTAAATAATTTAATCACCATTAGAATTATCACCATCTGAATCATCACCGTCTGAATCATCACTGTCCGAATCATCACTGTCTGAATTATCACTATCTGAATTATCAGAAGATTTTTTATCATCTGTTGAATGATCGGTATTAGTATTTTCTTTTTCATCAAATTTAAAAACACTATTAACAGGAGAAATCATAGAACTTTTCTTATATAATTGATTAACAGCATTATTATTATTATTTGATTTTGTATATTGTTGTTTAATAAAAATAATTTCAACAAAATGGCAAAAAGATCTAACACCACATTCAACAACCTTTTTAGGAATTGATTTTTCATTTTGAAATTCATAACTAATTCCATATCTATAATAAGAACCAGGTCTGCAATATTTTTCAAGTTCTTCAGGAGTTTCAATAATTAAATCATTAGTTGGTTGTCCATAATCTTCAATAAATTGAGTTAAATTTTCTTCATCATCTAAATCATTATTATTATATTCATCAGGCTTTTTAGTATCTTCATTAATATAACGAATACCATCAACATCGCCGGTTAAATCTTTAGAAAGAACAACTTCACGATAAATAACTCTAATACTAAATTCTTTTTTTTCCTCAATATCATCTTTATATTTAATTTTCTTATGTTCTGTTGAACCTTGTGGATAATTAATTTCAAATTCTAAGCTATTTTTATGTTCTTTAAGTTTATCACCTCTCATAGTAGGCTTATTTTTTGGAAAAATACGGTTATTCATATTTCGTCTATTATTATCATCAAGTTTTTCATCATTATAATATGGGAAATATTTAGGTCTAAAATTTAATCTCATTCCAAAAACATTTTCATCATTTTGTTTTTCTTTAATGCAATTAATAAATTGAAATAATTCTTTCTTAGTTTCTTTACCTTTTTTATCTTTAATTTCATATAAAGTATTATTTTCATAAATCTTTTCTTTTTGTTCTTCATAAGAAGTTTCAAAAATTTCATGGTCATCAATAATTAATTTGGAATTATTATCATTTTTATCCAATCTTGTATTAAAACAATTTCTTTGTTCTCTTGTAATATTAAATTTACCTCCTTCTCTTGGAAGAGGACCATATTGTTCTTTAATAAAATGTGTAATATAATAATCGGTTTTATTAGCTTCTTCACCATTATCATTAACAAATGTTAAAGGAACATATGCTTTCTTACCATTATAGGTAGAAAGTTCATTAAGAGTGGGATAAACAGGTTTAAATTGAGTGAGCATTCTTAACAATTAATATTATCTATTTTTTAATTATATTTTATTTTTAAAATTTATTTTCAATTTTTTTTTCAATTTTTTTTTATAAATATAGAGGATAAAAATTGAAAATATATAAAAATAATATAATATTAAGATTATAATTAAGATGAATTTAAGTAAATTTGTTGAAGATAATTTAGATAATTTAATAGATGATTTAGTAGATAAAGAAGAAAATGTAGATAATAAAGAAGAATTAATAGAGTATGAAGAATATAATGAAGAATTAAAAGAAAATAATAAAATAGAAAATCAGAAAATATTAAATGATAAATATTATACATTATTATTAAATAAATTTATGGAATATTATAATAAGAGATATGAAGATAATAAGAATTTATATTCGGGAATAAAGGATGATAATGATACAAATTTACAGATGGAGTTATTTTATAAAGCAATGTATAGATTAAATGATTTTAAGGAATTGACGGGTATATTAAATAATTATGATTGTATGGAATGTATTTATGAGGTTGAAGATTTTATATTAATTGAAAATTTTGAGGATAAGTATGTATTGGAATATGATAATAATAAAAAATATTGTCAATGTTTATTAATAGTATTAAATTATATAATAATGAATAATATTAAGGATTGGATTATATTTGATTTAACAGAAGAATAAATTTATTTAAATAATTAAAAGTATAACTATTTATAAGATGGAGACTGATTCACAGATAATTCGTAAAATTAAAAAGAACCTTAAGAAAACAAAAGTCATTAATATTGATGATATTGATGGTTCAAAAATATCAAATACAAATGATTTAATGTCGGATAATGAGGAAGATTTTAATATGGATGAACTTGGAAATAGTGAATATGTGGAGTATGCAGAAATGGATGAATTAGTAAAATTAGTAGAAATGTATACAGATATGGATGATGAGAATAGAAAATTAAAGATAGATATGAATGAAAAAATTAAAAATGATAAAATTAGGAGTAAAAAATTAGAAAAAGATAAAAAATTAATAGATGAAAAAATAATGATTCATTTAGAAAAAATGGGTGAGGGTAGAATTATATTAGAGGATGGTAAATTAATTAAAAATACATATGTTAAGCAGGCACCAATAGATACTCAAATGATATTAAATGCATTAAATGAAAATGACGTAAAAAATCAAAAAGTAATGAAAAGTATTATTCAATCAATTGAAAAACAAAAAAAGATAAAAGGGACAAGAAGAGAACAATTAAAAAGAACATTTAATAGGAAAGATAAAAAATAATTATTTAAAATAAAAGAATAGAGTCTAATGGTTTAAATTTAACTTCAATATTACTATAATAAGTTGGTAAAAGATAATCAGAATCATAAATATCATAATAAGTAATAATAGAGGGTTTATATTTAGAATAAAGAACTTTATCTTTAGTTTTAAATCTATAAACAAGATTATCAGTATTAATAGTAGTATCACTAGTATCACTTGAAACACTTGAACTGGTTGAATCGCTTGAAGAAGAAGTATCAAAGTATTTTTTCTTCTTTTTTTTACCTCCAGATTGCTTTTTTAAGAAATTAACAAAGTTTTTATCATTTTTATCACATTTATAAGATGAAATCTTATATGATACATCATTATTATTAAGTGTTTCTTCAACTTTAAAGTGAAATAATTTACCTCCTTTTTGTAAGGAAAATAAACTTTCAGGAACATATTGTTTAGTATTTTTAGATAATTTGTCCCATATATTTTGTGCGGCTTCTAATGTATCATTATTGGAAGTTTTATATTGATTGTCAATTTGGGGATTAACAAGGGTAAATGTCATTATATATAAAATATATAAAAAAATTGAATTATAAATTATATTTTATTTATAAATATAAATAAAATGAAAACTAATTATGACAATAAGATTTTTTATGCTGAAACTTGTCATTCCAAGCCGTTCAAAGATATAATTGAAATATTAAATGGAGTAGTTCATGAAGTAACAATGGTGGTTAAAAAGAAAAAGGAAAAAAAAGATGATGAAGAAGATGAAGAATTTTATGGTTTAGAAATAGCAACATCAAATGATAGTAAATCAATATTTATAAAATTACAATTTAAAGGTAAACAATTTAATAAATTTTATACAAAATATGATAAGGAAGAGATTGGAATTAATTTAGAACATTTAAATATTCATATTAAGCCGATTGAACCATCAAGTATATTATCATTATATATAAATGAGAAAGATAGACAAACAATTAGAATTGAGGGTTCAAATGAAAAAGAGGAATCATTAACAGTAAGTAATTTTAAAAGAATGGAATTAGAATATAAAGAAAAAAAACCGAGGGTAATACCATTTGATGTTAGTATTACAATGAAGAGTTCATTATTTAATAAGATATGTAAAGAAATGAATAATATTTCTGATTATGTAGAAATAAAATGTTTAAAAAATAAATTTATATTTTCGTGTAAGGGTGATTGTGGCACAAAAGAGAAAATTTATACTGAAAAAGAAGGAGGAATAAGTATTGATTGGGATGATAATATAAAATGTAAAATTACTCAAGGTATTTACGAGTTAAAGAATATTATATTATTTAATAAATGTGCTCCATTAAGTAATCAAATATTAATTTTGATGAAGAATGATGATATTTTAAGTATTAAATATGTAGTTGCTGATTTGGCTGATTTAGTTATTGCATTATCACCAGTAGATGAAAAAAAAATATCACAAGATTATGATTTTAGTGATGATGAAGATGATATATTAATGAAAAGTGATTAATAATTAATTAAAATAATTAAATATTTATATAAAAATTTTTTTATTATTAATTTTAAAATTGTGGTTTATGAATTTTAATTCTCACAGAATAATTTTGTAATAAATTAAATATTTTATGTTCCAAAATATTTTCAATTTTGTTAGAAATATTTTTAATTATATCATTAGAAAACCAAATTTGAATAATTTGATATGAATTATTTTCTTTATCTTTTTTGGGTAAAAAAGCAAAACCATTTATATCAGTTTTTCTATTATTAAAAGGTTTTAACAATGTTTTATTAATAATATTAATTAATAATATTTTAAAAACATTTAAACTTTCTTCTAAGTTAAATATTTGAATATTAATTCTTCCAGCTCCTCGATTTTCTTTAGATTCCCATAAAGGAGATATTTTATTTTTCATAAGAAAAAAGTTATAAGTTAATAATTTTTCTTTTTTTTTAATTAAAGAATTAAATACTTCAGGAATATCTTTCCATTTTTCAATATTAAAAATGTTTTCAAAATTATCAATATTATTCCAATTTTCATAATTATTATGAAATAGATATATCTTATACATATTTTCAAGTTTTGTATCTAATAATTCATCAACATTATTAATATTTTTAATTTGCAATCTATTATTATTTAAATTAGGTTTAATAATTTTAGATTTTTTTTTATTAGATTTAAAATATTTATTATCTATTTCATCATCAATTGATTTAGAAACATTATGTTCCTTATAATCGTCATCAAGAATACCAAACCTTGACATATTTATATTATTGATTTACATTATATTTTTTAATTCAATTTTTTTTTATAAATAAAATATTGATATAAGAGATATAATATTATTATTTGTATTGTTATAAATATTACGATTAATAATTGATAATTTTTTAATAATATTAATAATTTTATTTTTGTTGAATATATGATAATTGTTATTAATAATAAAATCAATTAAAATATCATACATTTCAATAATAATTTCATTAATTAATAAATTATTTATTTTAATATAATTGGAAATATTAATAATGCTATTATTTAAATTATTATTTTTAACATAATTAAATATATTAATTATATTTTTTTTAGATGGATATAATATTAATTTTCGTATATCATTAACTTTAATAACATCCTTTTTATAAATATTTAATGAATTAAATATATTTAACATTTTTCTTAAATCTCCATTACAATATTTATATATAATTTGTAATGAATTTTTAGTAATATAAAAGTTTTCTTTTATAAATATTGTTTCAAGATAATTCATTAAATAATCTTTGGTTAAAGGATTAAATTTAAAAATAATAAATCTGGATTGTAATGGCAATATAATTTGTTTAATATAATTACATATAAAACAAAATCTAACTTTATGAATATATTTTTCAACAATTTTTCTTAAAATATTTTGTGCTTCAATAGTCATAGAATCAACTTCATCTAAAATAATTAATTTATATTTAGTATCATTATATAGTAATTTACAAAATGGTTCAATTTTATCACGAATAGTTTGAACACCTCTTTCTTCAGAAGCATTAATATTAATAACATAATTATCATAATCGTTATTATAATATTCTTTAATAACAGCTAATATTAAAGATGTTTTTCCTAAACCGGCTTTACCATAGAATAGTAAATTAGGTAAATTATTATTTTTAAGAAAATTATATATAGTATTTTTTATTCTATCGTGTGATATAATATTAGAAATATTTTGTGGTCTATATTTTTCACTCCAAGGTTTATTTATTTTAGCCATTAATCATTTATAATAATATAATTTTATATTTATTCAATATTTTCAATTTTTAAAAATTGAAATTAATATTAATAATGTAAATAAAATAAGAATATAGATATATAATATATAAAGAAATGAATAATAATGATAAACCTATATATACTTATGAAACGGCTACTATTAAAGCCATTAAGTTTTCAGTATTAACAAATAAAGAGGCTTTACAAATGTCAGCTTTAGATCATAATAAAGATGGTATTGAAACATCAGATTTATATGAGCAAAGTAATGAGCCAATTGAAAATGGTTTGTTAGATAAAAGAATGGGTGTAAATAATAATTCATATTCTTGTGAAACTTGTCAATATAAGATGAATTATTGTGATGGTCATTTTGGTCATTTAAAATTAAGCAATGAAGTTTTTAATATTAAATTCTTTGATGAGGTAATAAATATATTAAATATATATTGCACTCATTGTTCTTCTTTATTATGGAATAAAAGTTATGATGAATTATATGAGATTGTAAAAAAAAAAAAAAAAAAGGAAAGAATTAAGAAATTAAAAGATGAAATAAAATTAAAAAATTGTCATAATTGTAATACACCTGTTGGAAAAGTTAAGGGTGAAAAGAAAAATGGTGAGATAATTATTAGTATTGAAAGAGAAATAAATGGCAAAACAGAAATTGAGAAAAAGTCAACTAAACAGGTTCATAATATATTAAAGAATATTAAAGATAGTGAAAGTGAAATTTTAAATATCACATGTCATCCAAAAGATTTAATGTTAGAAATTTTGCCAATACCTCCAGTATCAATAAGAACATCATATCAAGGTGATGCATTAAGTGATTCTATTCAAGAAAGCACATTAACAATGAGTTTAACAAAAATTTATAAAACAAATATGAATGTAAAAAAGCAAAAAGAAAAAGAAAAGGAAAATGATACATTAATAAAACATTCAAAAGCACATGTAGATCAATTACAAGCAGAAATAGCGTGTTATATAGATAATGCATCATTAAAAACAAATAAACCAGGTTCAACAAATCAGTATGCTTCAATAGTAACAAAAATAAAAGGTCCAAAAAATCAAGGAAAAAAAGGTAGAATTAGAGGTAATTTAATGGGCAAGCGTGTTAATCAATATGGTAGAACAGTAATATCGCCAGATCCATTATTAGATATGAATCAGGCTTATGTTCCAGTATCAATTGCAAAAAATTTAACATATCCTGAAATAGTAACACCAAATAATATTACAAAATTAACAAAATTAGTTCAAAATGGGAGTAATATATATCCTGGAGCAAATTCAATAACATCTAATAGAACAGGAAATCAAGTTATAATTGATAATAACAAGTCAATTGAATTAAATATGGGTGATGTAGTAGATCGTCATTTAATGGATGGAGATATAGTATTATTAAACAGACAACCAACATTACATAAATATGGTTCATTAGCTCATTATATTAAAATTAAGAATGATGATAGATTTAATACAATTAGAATTAATCCATCAGTATGTGCCGGATATGGTGCTGATTTTGATGGTGATGAAATGAATATATTTACAGTTCAAAGTATATTAACAGAAATAGAATTAGAATATTTAACAAATGTAAAAAATAATATTATATCTGCAAGAAGTTCATTACCTATTGTAGGAGCTGTATTTGATGCAATTATTGCACCATATAATATAACAAAATTTTGTGATAAAATGGATAATGATTTAGCTATTGATTTATTAACAAGCACAAATTTAGAAGATTATAAAATAATGGATAAAAATAAAAATTATTCTGGTAAAACATTTTTTGATTTAATAATACCAAATAAAATATCATTAAAAAATGATAGTATTATAATTAAAAATGGTAAAATAATTGAAGGATTTATTGATGGTAAGAGTATAAAAGAAGGAACTAATAATACTATAACACAAGATGTTTGGAATATATATGGTCCAGATATGACACAATCAATTATTGATAATATAACAAAACTATCAATTAATTTTAATTTAAATTATGGATTTACAATTTCATTAAATGATTATTTAATTAGTAATGAAATACATAAAAGTATGAAACAATTATTTAAAACAAAAAAGATTGAATTATTATATAAATTAACAGAATTTGAGAATAATGTGTCAAATTCAAAAAATGACAATTTTGAGATGGAAAGTATTAATTTAATGAAATCAATTATTGGAACAATTGGAGAATATATTATTAATAATTTAAATGATGAAAATAATAATAAAATAATGATTAAATCAAAATCAAAAGGCAAAGAGGATAATTTAACTCATATGATTGGTTGTGTAGGACAACAAGATTATGATGGAATTAGAGTTCCAAAAAATTATAATAATAGAACATTACCATATTTTCATCAAAATGATGATTCAGCATTAGCAAGGGGTTTTATTGAATCTTCATTAACAAAAGGTATGAATTTAGAAGAATTTATTGTTTTAACAAATGTATCAAGAAATTCATTAATTACTCAAGCGGTTAAAACAGCTGAAACCGGATATTTACAAAGAAAGTTAATAAAGGCTGGAGAGGATATAATGATTAAATATGATAATTATGTTAGAAATTCATATGATAAAATATATCAATTTGTATATGGTGATTGTGGTTTAGATTCAACAAGATATAATTATTATAATTTTGAATTAATTAATAAAGGAAATAAAGATATTGAAAAAGAATATAAATTTACAAGTGAAGAATTAAAAAAAGTAAAATTTACAAATGAAGAAAATAATAAATATTATGAAAGAATAATAAATATTAGGAATAAATTAAGAGATATTAAAATGAAATCATCATTAAATTATTATTTACTTGATAAAAAAAATAAAAGTCCAAAGAGTGATATTAAATTTTTGACACCAGTAAATATTGATAGAATAGTGGAATTATCAATTACTGAAAATTTTAAAGGTGATATTGTTGAGCCAAAATATATTTTAGATAAGATTGATAATATATTAAAAATAGATACAACATATTTATTATCATTTGATGAGGATAATATTAAAAACAGTAAATTTAAATTTATGGATGATAGATTAATTAAAAAAATATTTAAATATCATTTAATAGATAGTTTAAATATTAAAAAATGTATTTTAAATCTTAAATTAACAAAAAAACATATTGATTATATATCAGATAATATAATAATGAATTATAATAATTCTATAGTCGAACCAGGTGATATGGTTGGTATTTTAGGAGCTCAAACATTGGGTGAGCCTGCAACACAGATGACAATTAGTGCGTTCCATAATGTAGGAAGTGGTGCTGGAACAGAAGGTGTTCCAAGATTACAAGAAATTTATGGAAGTTCTCCAAATATGAAAAGTCCAATGATGACAATATTTTTTGATGACAAGTATAATAAGAATGAAAAATATTTAACAAAAATAACATCAAATATTATAAATACATCAATAAAAGATATTGTTGATAATATAATTATTTATTATGATGAAGATAAGAGTTTTAATAGTAAATTAATGAAAAATGATAATATTATTAATAATATTTTTTCAGTAAGTAATCCGAACAAAAATAGTTGTATTAATAATATAAATAATTTGAATTGGATTATTAAAATTGAATTAAATGAAGAAAAAATGCTTTCAAGAGAAATTACTTTATTAAATATTAAAACAAGAATATGTGAGGAATGGGAAAATAGATTTAAGGATAATAAAGGTAGTAAAAAAGAAATAAAAAAAATATTATTTAATAAAATATTACAAATAGCATTATTATCAAACAGTGATAATGATAATAAACCAGTTATTCATATTAGATTTAATATTATAAATTATGTAATAAAAAATTTTATAGAATTTATAAATATTTTTATTAAAGAAATACAGATAAAGGGTATTAATAATATTACAAATGTGATCACTCAAAAACCAATTAAATATAATAGTATTCATTATGATAATGATGGTGTAAAAGAAGATTATGAATATATAATTAAAACAAATGGAATTAATATGAATGAAATTTTTAAAATTAAAGGAATTAATTTGAATAAAATATATATAAATGATTTAAGAGAAGTTGAAAAAATATATGGTATTGAAGCAGTAAGAACATTAATAATAAATGAATTAATTGATACATATAAAAATAAAGGTATTGATATTAACTATTGTCATTTGAGTATTTTCGCAGATATTCAAATAAGTTTAGGAAATTTAATTAGTTTAGAAAGACATGGATTAATTAAATTAAAGACAAGTGTTTTAGCAAAGGCATCATTTGAAAGACCAGTAGATATATTAGTAAATGCTGGCTTATATGGAGAAATAGATAATATGAAATCAGTTTCATCAAGAATTATTGGTGGTTTATGTTTCTTAGGTGGTTCAAATTTATCAGATGTTGCAATTGACAGAGAATTAATTGAAAATTCAGAATATACACTTAATGAAACTATTGAAAATAAAAATATTAATGAAGTTTCAAATAATATTACAAAAGAAATTAATGAAAATGTATTTATACCTGATTTATTTTAAGAATACATAATTAAAAATTATATTTCTAAAATTAATCTTTTTTTATTATCTTTTTCAGATACTTTATTATTATTCAAATCAACAGTTAGAGAACTGGAAGAATTAAACGAATATAATGATGTTTTATCATCATTTTTATTTTTTTTATGTAAATTATTAACATATTCAATTTTTTCAATTAATTTTTCATAATTATTTATAACATATTTAAGAATATCATATTCAATTATCCATTTCATAAAATTTAATTGACATAAACTAGTTATAAATTCATATCCCTGACATTTGTAAATAAATTTAAATGATTCCTTAGTTCTTTTAAAAGGATCTAAATAAATTTTATGAAATGATTTTAATTGAGCTTTATATCTATTATTAATATTATATTTATTTTCTTTATTATATTGATTATCTACATTAATTGAAATTGAATATAACTTACAATATTTAGTTACAAACCAATCTAAAAATCGTAATGATATTTTTTTTTTTCTTTTGTGTTTTTTTGTTATAATAGAATAAACATCCAACATTATATTTTCACCCAAATTTATGTAAAATTCATTTGCTCTATTATAATATAACTTTTCAATTTTATTAAATTTATCAATTGAACTAACTTGATTATTTTTTTTAGACATTTAATATATATTTAATTTTAAATATTTAAATATAATTACAAAAAAATTTTTTTTTAATTTTGATTATCTTTATATGTTTTTTCTTCAATAGTATCTTTAATTATTAATTTTAATACTTTTATTTTTTTAAAATTATTTCCTAATCTTCTTACTCTTCCAATAGCTTGTATTTCAACATTTTTTCTTCTTTCTTTATTACCATATATTGGATCTAAAAATATAACTTCTTCAGCATTACTTAAATTTGAACCAGAAGCTGTTTTTTCTGTTGAAAGCATAATAATTCTGAATTCATTATTTTCATTATTATTACTAAATAATTTTAATACTTTATCTTTTTGATAAGGAGTTCCTTTACAATATAATATTTTAATACCACTATCTTCTAATATTTTGCCAACATTATTTAATAATTTATCCCATTGAGAAAATATTATTCTATATTTTTTTGGACTTTTCTTTATATAATCAATAATATATGAAATTTTAGTTCCATATTTATTTACTTCTTTATTAATTGTTTTATTAATTAAAAAGACATCATTTATTTTAATTGATATTTTACAATTAGGACATTTTGTATTTCCATACTTTTTTTGTGTCATTATCATTTGTTTAATACAACTATAACAAAATAAATGTAGGCAACTTGTTATTCCAATATCATCTTCTTCTATATTTCCTAAACAAATAGGACAATCTTGATTTGTTATACTATCAACATTTTTAATTATTTCCATAAAATTTATACAATATTTAATTGATGATTCTTTTGAACTTATTTGTTTAATAATAGTTTGTTCTTCTATTTTTAATTCTTGTAATCTTTCTTTTCTTTCTTTAATTTTATTAGTTATCGATTCAAGATTTTTTTCTTTAAATTCTTCTTCATACTCTTCTATTTTATTTTGGACGTTTTTATAATTTTGTTTATTTCTATTTAATTTTTCTTTTAAATTTTCATATTCTTTTAAATATTTATTTTTAATATTTTGATGCATACCATCTAATGATAAAAATGAATTTGTATCATCATTTTTATTTAAATCATCAGCTAAAGATGGATGACAGCATATTTGTCTTAAAAATATATCATCATCGTTATTATTTTTATCTGTTAAATATGAATTATATATCATTCTTTCGGTTTGTGAAAAATTTAGCATTACAATTTCTTCTTCAATTTCTGGTAATTTTAATATTTTTAAATTATTATTTTGTGTATTTCTACTAAAATGATTTAAAACAAAATTATAATTATTTAAATCATATAAATTAATATTTGATAATATACTATTATTAAATGCTAAATATCCTAATATTTTTTCAATTGGAGAACTTGTAAAAAAGCTTAATGGTATTAATTTATTTTTTTTTAATCTTGTTTTTTTACTAAGCTCTTTATTTATATTTAAATCTTCACTATTTTTTTTAAATGGAGTTCCACTTAATATCCACCTATATGAAGCTTCTAAATAATTTAATTTATAAAATAATGATTCGTTCTCATATTCATGATATTCATCAATTACTACTCTATTCCAATAAATATTAAATATATTTACTTCTTTTTTTAAAATATCTTTTTCAAAATTAAAAATATTTCTATCCGATAATTTTAAATCACAATTTATAAAATAATTAGATGATATTATAACAACATCTACATTTGTATAATCTAAATGTGTATATTTTTTATAATGTGATTTTGTTAATAAATTTAAAATATTTAATGATTTAATTGTATGTTTTTCAAATTCTCTTAACCATTGACCACATAAATGATTTGGAACAATAATTAATGTTGCTTTTGTATATAATTTATTTTTATAAATTAACTTATCAGTGAATTTTGATTTATTTAAATTTATTAAAGTTATTATTTGTAGTGTTTTACCCATACCAACTTCATCAAATAACGCTCCTCCTTTTAAATCTGTATTTTTGCTTATATTTTCAAAATTATCATCATAATTTTTATTTTCAATATCATTCATCCAATTAACATTATTAATTTGATATGGATATAATTCTGTTTTAATATTTGGAAATTTTAAAAAATTTGAATTATGAATTATTTTATTTTCCATTATATTTTCAATTAAATTATCTATTACTTTATTATGAATATTTTCATTAATACTACTGTGTGCTAAATTATCCAATAAATTTTCTTTATAAATATTTAATTTGGTTTGAATATTATCCATATTTATATTTTAATTATATATAATACTTTAAATTCAATTTTTATTATTTTATCTAAAATTATCTAAATAACTAAATGTTATTTTAATATTCTCTATTTCATCATTTGTAATATTATTAATATTTTTTTTTAAAAAGTTTAATAATAAATCAGTTTTAAATTTAGTTTTTTTAATTTTTTTAATAATATCTTTTTTTAAATTTAATGAATTTTTATTATTAATTAAAACTTCCTTTAGTTCATTCCAAAATTGATTTAATATAATACTATTATTTTTATATGTTATATTTATAATATTGTCATTATCAGTATATCCTTTTAAAATATAATCTTTTTCATCGTTTGATGAATTTAAATATATATTTTTTAAATTAATAAAATTTTCTTCATCAATATTAAATATATTTAATATTTCAGTTATATCATTATTTTTTACTAATTTTAATAATTCAAATGGCTTTAATTTTTTAATATTAAAAGTATTATAATCATTACCTAATAAAATACAAAAATCACATAATTGATTTTCATTTATTTCTAATTCTTTTAATAAATATTCTTTATTTAAATATAATACATGATTATTTGTAAATTTTATAATATTATTTATTCCAGCTGGAATAGGGTCAGTATCATCAGTTAAAAAAAAATCTATAATTCCATAATTATTTAATAAAACCGCTAAATATTCAGCTTCACCATATGAAAAAATATATAGTATATTCATTAAATCAAATAACTCTATTAAAATATCCATTTTATCATTTGATATTTTAAGTGTTTTTTTTTTTAACTTTTCTATTATTTTATTTAAATAATCTATTTTATTTTTATCATCACTATTTTCTATTTCAACTAATAATTCTTCTATCTTTTGATAATTATTTTTTTTTTTATTATTTCTCATAATATTTGTTTTTTCTTTTTCTTTTAATGTTCCACCATCAATTATATATAATGGATATATGCCATTTGATAAAAATTTAATTATTTGATTG